TCTTTTTCTTCCCTTGTGCAGTCCGTGTTTGGCATGTTGTTTACCCTTTGCGGTTGCCTTTCTCTTAACTGTATTTGCTTTAGATAGTTTCTTCCTACCCTTTGCTGTGGACTTCAACTTGGCAATGGTCTTGGCTGGGGCATAAACCTCACCAGTCTTGCTAGATTTTTTACCACTAGCAGTTCTCCATTTTTGTTTTGTCCATTTAATTAAAGACTTTTGTGTTTTCTTTAAAGGCATAACCTATTTCTTTTTAGCGTTAGCCCTTCGCCTTACCCTTGAAACTCTTTTCTTGGGCTTGGGTTTTTTGATTAAGTGTTGTTCTTGTCTGTTAAGAGTCCACTCAATAAACCTGTCAAATAATTTACCAATCATTTTTTATATCCTCCGCCCTTTGCTTTATACATTCTAGCCAGCATTTGGGCTTTTCTTGCTGACCACTGACCAGCTCTACCACCTTTTGATCCTCTCTTTATTTGATTAAAAAGATTTTTACGCATGGTTGGTTTCGTATAGTTACCCGCAGAGTTGACTGTGGATTTCTTTTTAGAAGCCATTACTTTTTCTTTTTAGCGGATTTCTTTTTACCTTTCTTCATTGGTGGTCTTCCGACTTTTGATCCGTATGTTCCTTTTCCTTGTGGCATAATTATTTCCTTTTAAATTTTCTAACTACTCTACTATAGACCATTCCCTTCATGCTTTTAAGTGACCTGGTATGATCTGGTAATTCTTCCCATGCTTTCTTTCTTTTTTCCCGAGTTGAAAGCCTTGCAATGGTATTGCAGATTCCCATCTGCATAGATAAAAGATACAACAAATCATAAAACTTTTCATCTACATCTTCTAAATATTTTTTTCTATCTGCGTGTGAGGGCATGCTGGCTATTTCATTTGCGTAACTCAAGAGATCTATGTCTCCAAAAACAGTAACATGTTTCACTTCTTGTTCTGCGTGTCGTGGTTATACAATGCAAAGAACCCATAATGAATTACTTTAAGTATGTCAGCCCTGTTTTTTCCTTCCTTTTTGCCATAGCGTTGTGCATATTTCATTACATTGCCCATGCAGAATCCCTCTCCATGACCGCTATCCATAATAAATTCTGTAGCTTGAAACTTGTTTAAGGAATAATGTTGCTCATACGTTTTATCTACATACTTTGCAAACTCGTTAATCAGTTCGCCTTCGTTGTACTTATAATTTATTTTTTCTTTTTTTCTTTTTGGCATTTATCTTCCTTGTTTTTTTTATTAAAAATCTTATCCCAGTTTTCTGAATATATTTTTTCGTTAGAGTTTCTTCTTACAGAACCCTTGCCGCCTTTCCATTCTCCATGATTACTCATTGTTTATTAACTCCCTAAGTTTTATTAAAAGATCATTTTGTTTTCCATATCTTCTCTCAAACTCTCGCTTGAAAGGATGCCTTGAAACATAAAGATCGTTGTTGATTCCTTCTCTGTGATGTTTGTAGCAGAGACTTAATGACATCAAGTGTGCGTTTGGTTTTGTTTTTCCATCTATATGATGCACCTCTGACGGAGAATAGCAGTCGTAAAAAAGATGACAAACAATACACCCAAAATTAGATATAGCATCCATCCAATCTTTCTCTTCTTTATTTGGGGATCTGCCCTGCATATCTCTTTAATAACATTTTGTTGTTAGCTTTAATGTAATCCTCGAAGCTTATTTCTTTCTCGTTATGCTTTCTTCTTTCCGACCTACACTCTTCATGCATCATTCTGCAAAAGCTTTTAAAATTATCATGCCCCATATCTATTTCTTTCCATCCTTAAGTTAGCCATTTTTGTTCTCCATTCCTCAAACTGCATATCTACTGCAAGTTTTTCTGTTTGTAGTGCATCAAGTGATGCCTTGGCTACCGCAACTTTCATTGATGCTTGTGCATATTCGTCAGTAGATTCTGCCTTAGATTTCTGTGAATTATAACTTCTTTCTCCTTCCTCTTTAGCAATACAAAGCTCTCTCCAAAACACTCTCTTCAGACCTACGTCTGCCTTTAGTACGTTTACTCTAGCCTCTGATATTTTTGGTATTATGTCTCTTAACTGTTGATGAAAATTTTCAGATTGGTCCATATTCTTTTTTCCTCCCGAAAGCCCTGTCTTCTGGGTCTATAAACTTGGATAGTGAGCCATCAAAACTTAGTTCAAATGTTCCCATCTCTCCCATTCTATTCTTTTTGACTATTACTTCAGACAAACCTGTGTCCAATGCATCATAATAATCTTCTCTATACAACATTATAACCATATCCGCATCTTGTTCTATAGAACCAGAGTCTCTTAAGTCTGAAAGCAATGGTCTTTTATCTGGTCTTGATTCAACACCACGATTGAGTTGAGATAAAGATATTAAAGGACATCCTATTTCTTTTGCCAACCCTTTTAAAAGGTTTGATATATAAGTCATAGATGCTGTTCTGTTATCTGATCCTGCTGGTGCTTTGCTTGTGGTCATTAAAAGCTGTAAGTAATCAACTATTATTAAGTCTATCTGCTTGACCGCTTGAATTGATTTGGTTTTATTAACAAGAGTTTCTATTGTTATTGGAGACTTATCGTAAACATATAAGTTGGATTGCGATAGTTTGTTTTTTGTTTCTTCAAACAACCTCCAATCTGATGATGTTAAATTTCCGCCGTCCATTTTGTCAATAGATATTCCTGATTCAGAACTTACAATCTTTTTTATAAGCTGCTCGTTTGTCATCTCAAGGCTAAAAATTAATACGTTTTTGTGTGCAAAAATATTATTTGTTGCTATATTTAAAGCCCATGTAGTCTTACCCATTCCCGGTCTACCTGCAACTATAACCAAGTCCCCTGGTTTAAATCCTCTAATTTTTTTATCTATTTGTGTAAAGCCTGTCTTTACTATGTTGTGTAAATTTGTTCCTGCGTTTTTTAATTCTTGATGAACTGTTTCAAGTATGTCTTTAATCTCTCTTGGTGTTCCATTGTTTTTTGTTATCTTATTATCTATAAGTAACTGATTTACGGTATCTATTTTCTCAGCTATGCTTATTTTCTCTCCAACAATTCTTGGGATCTCTTCAGCCAGTCGCAATAATTTATTATTAGCTGACTTGTCTTGCATCAAATTAATCCATCCATCAAAACCTGCCGAACTTACACAATAAGCACTAGCCTCTTGAACCTCTCCAAACAAAGTATTGTTATCCATATTTGTCCTAATGGTAACAATGTCATTTGCGTTTTCTTTAATCATAATTTCATAAGCATTCCTGTAAGAAATTACATCAAAGTCCTCTGGCATCAATCCTTTTTCTTGTGCACTTTGAAATCTTTTGTGGTCTAGGATCATTGATCCAATTATGTTTGCCTCTAACTCATATATATTATCCATATCTTCTCTCTATTATTGCTTCAAATTGATTAAGACCTATCATGGTCATAAGGGTTGGTTTCTTAGACCAGAAAGACCTAATCCATTTCCTATGACCTTCTGAGTTTGCTATCTCAAAATACTTATACCAAAACTCCTCATTGCTTAAGTCTATTTTTTTACCTGTCTTTGGGGAAACTATTCCTTTCCTCCCCAATTCACGCAGCTCTTTCCATCTTGCGTTTGCTTTGAATGAGTTAGCACTATGCTGATAAAAAATCTTATCGCATTGTTCCTTATAAATTTCATTCATCCTATCCAAATCTAATATATATATTTGTTTAGTATTACCTTTAGTATTGTAGCCACCTGACGGCGGGGGGTAGCCACCTGACGGCGACACCTTTAACTTATAAAGATTGCTTGTATTATTTCTTTTTTCCCAATCTAAATAACCTATTTCTTTAAGCTTTTTAAGATTATCTTTTATAGCCGTGAGAGATAGATTGGTAAGTTCTGTTAATTTTCTATGTGATGGATATGACTGACCAAATTCGTCAGAATAGTTTGCTAAAACTATTAGTATAAGTTTTTGTGTGGAGTTTACCTCCACCTTTAAAACTTTGGTGATGTATTCTAATGACATATTTTCCCTCTTGAAAGACTATTAAAGCACATAAATATAATTATTGTAAATACTTGATTTAATATATTATAAAGAATACAATCATTCCAAGGAGAAATAATATGGCAAAAGAAAAAATATACGAAGCCCTGCAATGCGTTCAAGAATACATGGTTTTAAACCCTATCGCAAAGGAAGGCGTAAATAATTATCAAAAATATAACTACAGAGGTATTGACCAGATCATTCAATCTTTTTCAAAACCTTTGTTTGAAAACAAAATACTTACGATTGTGCAACCAGGGTTGAATGTTTCTACTAAATTTATAGATGGCAAAAACACCCTTACAAGAGTCGTTGGGACCTTAAGGTTTTTATGTACTGAAGATGGGTCTTATGTCGATAGGTCTTATGTTGGTCATAGTTTATCTCAACAGGCTAAAGATTTAGAAGCTGCAAGATCTTTTGCATATAGGAATGCTTTATTAGAAACATTTTGTGTACCGTTTGAGGGTGTTGTTGAGCCTGAAATGGAAGGAGTTGACAAGAACTCTAAACCTGAAGCCGATCAAGAAGAAGTCTCTATGATAGAAGAATTTAAAACACAGCTTAGAAAGGTTTATAAAGATAAAGACAAAGCTCTGAAGTTATTTCAACAGTATGACAAAGTTGCAGAACTTAGTAATGACAAGGAAACCAGGGTTCAGTTAAATCTTTTATACAGCAAGGTAATTAAATAATGGAACAAATTAAACAAGGGTCAGAGGCTTGGCATAAACAAAGAGCAAATAGAATTACTGGAACGAGGCTCTGTAAGACCGCACAAGAATGTATTTGGACTAAAGGAGATCAATGGGAGTCTTTGGGCAGAGATATGTACAGAGAGGCTAATGGTTTATCACAAGACCCATTTAATCAATTTGCTATGTTTGCTATGAAACATGGTACAGA